CAACTACTTCTGCTGGCTGTGCCTCTGGAGCGACCTGTACTTCTTCAACTGCAGTTTCAACTACTGCTTCTGTTGCTTCAGTCATAGGACTAACCTCCTTTGTAATCTTAATTGTACTAATGCCTTTAGCACTATCAACTAAGAACTTTATCATTTCTGTATTGTTTTTATCTCCCTTTTCAATAAATCCAATATTTTGCATTGGATTTCCTGATGTAGGGCTTGTTTCACTTTCAGATTCCGAAACCATAACAATTCCAGATTCTTTATCCCAGAAAACATTTTCAATTTCTGCCTTTGAAAGATATCCACCAACCACACTTTGACCATTAATCTTTTCAATAGATACAATGTTTGCAAATTGGTTTGCTGGATTATCAACCAAAGACAACTCGTATAAATCATACTCTTTAATAATTCTAATACTTTTCTTTAAATCATCATTATATGCATCATCCCAAGTTTTAATATTTCCACCAATTGAAAAACCTTTATAGGTTCCATCTAATACTTTTTCCCATGCATCTTGTGCACCTTTTGAAACATAAGCAGATACGTAAACTCCTGTATAAAACTTTTTTACTGATGGATCAAAGTAACGATCCTCTTTAAATGATACTATCTTTCCTACTGCAGATGGTTGGTGCATTTCTCTTAAATTACCCCTGAAATTTTTGAATGCTTCTACGCTTGACTCAGTTGTTACGATGTCACCTTGTCTATCAACATTGTCAAGAGTTGCAAAACCTGAAACTATACGACGCTCTATATCAATTTTGCCAATAGGCATTGATAGACGAACATTGTCGCCATTAGTTTCCCAATGTGCTTTATTTATTAACATATCGTTATCCATTATACCAAATGTTTTAAGCAATATCTCAATTATTGAGATGATCTGCCTTCACCCTTTGGATTACGACCAGAGATGGTTGTTGGAGAATCAGAGTTGTTGTTTGTTCTTTCTGCGTCTCTTTGACGGTTCCCTGCTAAGTTTGCCCTAGCATCTGTTGCTTCTCTTGCAGACATAGTAAATGGCTCATCGCCATCCACTCTTTGTGGCAGGTCTAACTTCTCACGAGCCTCGTTTGGAGTCATAACCTGTGTCTTTACGTAGCGTTCAATGATTTGAGACTGAGCGATTTCATCTGTTAAAGTTAACTCAATAAACTTAAGTTCAAGGATATCTGTTTTTTCTTTAATGATTTTGTTAACAACCTTTTCAATATGCTTTTGTGCTGGACGAGAAACCTGCTCTTTAAAGGTACGATCTTGTGAAAGCGCAGCGGCAATACCTGAATCAGTTCCTCCAAGTTTAGAGATAGGCACCTGATGTGCAATAAGAATATCGTCTCTATTTTGTTTACGATACTCTTTAAAAGATCCTTCTTGAATGCCGTTTTCAATAGGCTCCATCTTAAACTCAACCTTATTGTTTTCTGTATCCCCAGGAAGTGGTATGTATAAGGTTCTATGTGACTGAGATTTAAGTCCAGTTTGCAAGAATCTAAACATCTTATCTTCACCGTCTGCTGATAACTTTGCACCCTTTAGCGTTACAATATATCTTGGGACAGCCTTGTTTTCAAAGTAATCAATATTATATTGTGAAGCAAGTTGGTCTCCAATAAGAGAAGGCATTGCTGCAATAATATCTGGAACTCCATAAAATGTGTTTAATGGAGAGTATTCTTTGTAATGAATAATCTCATTTGGTCGTGGATCTGCCGTTACTGGGTTTTTATTCTTTGCCCCAAAGTTTCTAAAATAAACTACAGATTGACCTATAATCTGCACAAAGCCATCATGTAGGCGACGTATACGAACAGTGGTTGCAGGTATATGACCAAGATATCCAATATCTCCAGTTACCGTTCTACCAACTTCAAGGAATCCGTTTCCAGTTGCTTGAACATCTGTATAAAACTTTTCCATTGTCTTAGTAAACGAATCATCGTCATTAAGATTTTCTAGCCAATCCTTAAGTTCAAGTTTCATTCTTTCAATACGATTACGAGCACGATTTACCGCCTCTTGATCGTCATTCATTTCAAACCTTAACATCGTTCTATCTGCAATATCAAAACGGTAGCCAAGACCAACTACGTTCTCTACCTTAGCATCAATAGCAGCATGGTTAGCAAATGATGTGTCATAGAAGTTGGCTAACTCATACATGTTATATGGAGGGGTAATTACGTCAAATAGTCCGTAACCATTTCTATATACCGTGCCAGGATTAATTGCTTTTGATCCAGCATCGGTTCCAGATGGGCTTGCATTTGCTGAATTTAGATATGCAGCATTTAGTTCAACTCCAGAATATTTTGTTAAATTGCGTGTTGTCCTACGACGAAAGTTTTGATCAATTCCAGCGTAATCTTTTAAAGCATCCCAACTTTTATTAAATGGGTCTTGAGAATTAAAGATACTATCTTCTTTTTCTTCTGTATTAAGACTTGCACGAACATAATCTTCTTCACTCATCTATAGCCCCTTTTCCATGTTTTTCTAATGTCTGTTGTGCTGCATGCCAAGCACCTAAGTCGTTCATTGAAGGAATTAGTCCTTCTTTTAATCTTGCCTTTTGTTCAGAATACTCTTCTTCGCTAACCTGAGTTAACCCTGCCACGAATACCGCTTCCCCAAGCCCATCGTCTCCATAGTGGGTTGCAACTTTTTTTAACTCTGCAATTTTTGTAATATCTCCACGATCAGACGGTATGTTTAAAACTGAGCCTTCGTCGTCTGTAAACCATTTACCGTCAGACTTTTTATATACGTAAAGACCCCAGTCATAGTGCTTATCTATTACCTGACGACGTACATTTTTGACATAAGGCTTACCAGTTTTTGGATTAATTAAGGATTCCATAACCATAAGTATAGCAGACTATACTGGAACGCTGACCTCTGTTTGCCAAACCGTATTATTATATATCTTAATCTTATCAGCATCAAATATCATGCCCTCTTCATCATCAATAATAATCTTATTAGTTCCCACGTATGTTTTGTAGACATCTGCTGGGCTTACTCCGTATAGATCTGAAGAGGAAATAACAAGAACGCCTTCCCAAGTAAAGTTGTCTAGCCAGTATTGCCATTGAAAATTTGTTATGCCACTGGTTTTAACTTGTTGCCAAGGCCTGTTAAGAGTGCTCTGAACCTGTTGTAGGTTGTTTGCCTGATAGTAGGCAATGTTATTAAATACCATTGGACCAGTTAAATTAATACCGCCTAAATAAGAGTCAAAGTTGAGTGCGGTAGAAAATGCAATTCCTAAAACTCCCCACTCTTTTTTAGTAATAACTGGCTCTCTAACCAAACTTCCATTCCAAAAATATGAAAGTCCATTAAATTCTTGACCAGTTTCTTGACTACGAGCAAAGATTTTTGCCCTAGATCCTTTTTCGCTATCTGCAACCATATAGAACTTTATTGTGTCTAGTTTGTATTTAATTTCAAACAATTCCGTTTGCGTTCCTGGGAAAAAGTCTTCGTCGTACCTCATCCAAATCTGAGCCGCACTTACTCTATAGTTATTTGCAGTTGTTTGGTTAATCGGAATTGCTAGACCCCTATTAACATTTGAATCAAATTCACCACGAACCTCTACTCCACTCTTTCTATTTAAATATAAATAGGGAGTGCTTCCCTTATAAATACTAAATGGATTTTTTGCTTTATAGTCATAATAAATACCAGAGCGTTTGTATGGAAACATATTGAGACCAAGCCTAGTACCAACTGGATTAAAAGAGTTGTCGTTAAATGCTTGAGAGGCTAACTCTAGCCTTCTTAAAGCAATAGGTTTTGTTAAAATATTTCTAAGATTAAACTCAAGATGATAAACAATTGCAAGATCACTAAAGTCTTCAATTTTTGTAGGATAAATTAATGTATTATCAACAACTTCAAACTTTTTGTTTGACCAAGTTGTGTGTTCATCCATGTCAACAATTCTTCTTGAAGTTGGTGCAACGGTAGTTGTAAAACTGCTTTGTGGTAGATTTGCTCCGTCAAAGACATACTGAAAAGTAATATAACTTCTAACCGATGCATTTTCTGTGTTGTACTCATAGTATTTTTCAGACTTCTGCATCATATCTGCATAATTGTTCCAGCCGCTAAACAAAAAATTGTCTAATTGATAATATGTTTTTTGGGTAGGATTTGCATATTCATTCTGTAAATCTCCATAGGTCCAACTATTTACTACAACTTCATTCTCAACTGACTCTGAAGGGGCAGGGTAGCCTATGTTAAATTGCAAGAAGTCTATATCATAAAATTGATTTCCATCTTCACTTGCTACATATTGAGCAAAATAAGATAAAGGCAGATAGTCTTGCCAGTATCCAGAAACACCAATGTCTAAGAAAAATTTATCATAGGCCTCTGTTGGTAATAAAGTATAACTTGCTGTATGTTCAATTAAGGCTATAGATGTTTCTTCTGTTGCCCCGCTTTCTGACAAATCATCAAATAATACAAAACCATCTTCGTCAAAGTAATCTTCTATTTCAACCGTATTAAATGATGTAGATATTCCAACTGAATATATTTTACCAGTAAACGTATTTTCTGCTTCTTCATCTCCTCCTACATATAGTTTTAATCCATTTTGATTTCCAAAAAAGGATGAAACATTTTCTCCAAATGTATTTGTTATTGTTTGAAGGTTTAAGCCTACCGAAAATAATTGATCTGACTCAAGATTCTCTGTCGTATAAAGAATTTCTTCAACTCCATTATAATTTAAAACATATTTAACTATATCTTCTTCTTGTCTAATAATAAAAAAGTCGCTAGTCAAAGAGTTGTATATTTTTAAAAGTGTTTGTGGCTGTACCGTTCCAGACTCTGGTCCAATATCTGTTGTGCTAAAAACTGCATATAGCGATCTAACCTCGTCATTTAAAACATTAAGTTGTGGAAAGTTAAAATAACATTGCTCTGAATTCCAAGTGTTATTAGGTCTAAAAGTAACAAACTTGTACGATTCTGCTTCAGACTCAGCATAGCCAGTTTGTTCTACTTCACAATCATCATACAAATCTTGCAGTGTTTTGTTATCTAAAAAGATTTCTGGTAGTTGATACGCTGGTGTAGTGATAGCGCTTTCGGTTGTAACTAGGTTATCAAAAGAGCCTTGTTGCCATTGTGCAAAATCTGGATAATTATAATTAGCGGTGTAATCTGCAAATGGGTAATCAATAAAGGCAGATGCCCCTCCATATGCAGAGTTAATTCCTTCTGGAGAGATAACTCCTTGACCATAAACCCATCTGCGTTTTGCAACTGATATAGGAACTTGATATGGATAGATTGCTACACAATCGATTTCTATAGGAGTTACATCTGAATAGGAGTAAAATCCTAACCAGTCCTGAGACTCTCCAGTTACTTCTGGCAATGGTAAATTAAGAGTTTCTGTATTAATTGTCATAGAGATTACTTGCTCTCCATTAATTAATACCGTGGCAGAATCACGGATTAAACGAATATGAATAAGCATTGGCCTATACCATTCACCAACAAAATGTGAAGAAAAATTATTGCCAATTACTAGAGTTAAGAAACCGCCTTCTACATATATTCCATCTGATCCCACAATTGGACCAAAAATTCTTTTAGGGATTGATGTGTCTGAGTTAATTCTTGCCCAAAACTCTACCGTATATTCTTTATACCTACCAGCCTCGTTTAAAAATCCTTTGCCAGGAACAATTACAGAAGGATCTCCTCCAGTGTTTGGTGAAAGTTTTGTTACTCCAGAAGCGCCAAATACTAAAGGTACGCTAGAATTTTTTGCAACTAAAGCGTTGTCGTCAACAAGATAATATCCTTCTTCTGTTGATATTCCATATGCTGCTGCTGGAATAACTTGACTAGTTGTGTCAAGAGCAATATCTGTTGGAAAAGACTCTGGAGTAACTCCAAGAGAAGTGACGTTAAACTCTTCTGACCATTGACCTACCGTAATTCCGTTAATATAAAATCTATAATCTGATGACGTTGGACTTGCATCGCTGCCATTTGTTGTTATTTTTATGACTGCTCTAAGATCTGTATTCTCATTGGGTATTTCAAATGTTCCAGAAACAAATGCCCAATTTTCAAAAACGGTAGTTTCAAATACTTTAAATTCTTGAACCACCAAAGATGTTGTTGTATCAGTATATTCATATCCAATAGAAACAGATTCTAAGTATGCGCTTTCAGAATAAAAATATGCTCCTACAGAAAATGTTCCAAGTTCTGCATTTAAATCGCTAAAGTTTATAAGGTTGGGACTTACACAAATAAGGTCGTTTGTGTCTACCGCTGGAACTGATCCTAATAGCCTAGTTGTTTCGCTATCTGGAAATGGTTCGTCACCAACTGTATTGCTTGTTGCTGTGCAGCCAGTTAAGGTCCAATCATTTGTTATGTCCCGCTCAGATTCAGAGATAAGGGTAATATAATCAGCCTTATCATCTAACGCCCAAAGAACTAATGGGTGTTCAGAATAAATCTTTTCTGCATATAAATTGGACGGGTTGGCCATATTTCTCCTATAGCCTTATTATAGCAGGAGGGAAACTAATATAGTTTAATCTCGCATGCGTCTGTTGAACAGTATTTTTCAGACTCAGCATCAAGATTATCTTTGCCATCATAGATAGCAGACCAATCAATTTTGCCAATTGTTCCAACATAAGAGTTATATTCTTCTCTTGTTATTTGAGTATATGGTTGTTGAGGATAGGTTTTATTACCCATAGGTAAAAATGAAACTGCCTTTAACTGACCCTCATACATGTGTAATGCTGGAGCAATATGCTTAGTCTCAGATTCCTTATCAAATGATAAAGTTACAGATACTCCATTATCAGACCAATACTTTTGAGCGGTAGCAGCCAAACCAATTTTTTCAAAAAGACTTACATCTTTTTCAGATCTTGGATGTCCAGACGCTACTGGGAAATATACTACTGATGTGTTTGCAGATACTAGGTCTGCTTCAATTTTATACCCTGCCGCTTTAAATAAGTGAAGCATTGGATCTGTATTACCAAACCTAATAGCACGAAGATAGAACGCTCCGCCAGGACCCCAATGAACTCCAGGAGTGGCACCAGAAAGCAAAGATACAGAGCCAGAAGGTTTGACGGTAGTTACACGAATTGATTCACGTACACATAGCCATTCTGAGTATGAGTGATCGTATGCACGAATTTTTTTATACCCCTCGTCCATCCATTCACGAATTACTGGCATACCTTTTGTATCTGCAAATGAAGCAATACCAGTTAGTGATGTTCCAATACGGCGATTACGTTGCATAATTCCATTTGTGGTTTGCCAATGTGTTGGCATTAATGTAACAGTCTTTCCATATAAATATGCAAACTTTAATGTACGCAAGAAATCTTCTTTATCTTCATGACGATTTAAATGAACCTCTACAAGTGTGCATAATTCATAACTTTCTAAGGGTTGTTCAGCACATGGATTAAATCCCATAACACGAGAATCTTTATAGTCTGGAGCATCCGCTAATCTTCCATAATCTCTAGCAACATCTAACCAAATAAATCCTGGCTCACCATTATTTGAAATTAAATCAACATAGTCTTCATACTTTGTTCCAACCTCTGCAGCAATAGAATTATTAGACATCCATGCCCATCCTGGATTTTTCGAATCAAAAGAGTTTCTATCTGGAAAAACCTCTGCATTTTTTAAATTAATAAAATCTTGATCTCCTGGTAGCCCTAAAGCCAATGTAGCGGAACGACGAACATTTCCAGAAACAACGCATGTACCAATAAGATTGACAATATCTACAATTGCACGAGAGTCAAGTTTTTCTCCCACTCTACCGCCGATAACTGCGTCTATCTTGTTGTGTAGTGCAATGAGTGGTGCTGGACCGCTGGCAACCCCTCCAAAGCCTTTTATAGGGGCACCTAAAGGACGGATAAGATCATAGTTAAACTTCTGTATAGCCTGATTAGGGCGCAGGTATGAGTTTAATAGCATTCTTACAGAGTCTACCCAACCTTCACGAGTGTCTGGGATTTCCCATACATTTTCTGGCTCTGTTGGAGCATGAATAGGTATTTCTTTGTCCTGACCGACGGTATCAAAACCAACACCAATACCAAGCATTAATGCATCCATTACCCATGCAAACAGCGCTCCTGGATCATTACGATCAATGTCACGAGTAGATACCATTGCACAATTTTGCAAGGAGGCGGAGTTGCGCTTCTCCATAGTCATAGGAGTTCCAAATGCCCATAAGCCACGACCTGGAGGAGTCCACTTTAGTTCAAACATTCTTTGATAAGCCTCTTGAGCAGACTTTTGACTCTTGTTGTCATTCCAAGGTAAACGATTATCCTTAGCGTGGTTTTTCTGTACTGAGTACATTCCTTCAATTACCCGCTTGCAAACCTCATGCCATCTTTCTTTTGTTCCATCTTCTTTCATGCGAGAGTATGTTCTTATAAAGGTGATCTCTCCTAATGAGTTAGATCCTGCGTCTGTAAAGCCAAAAGGTGCTGGAACGGTAGAGTATTTGTTTACAAACTCATCTGACAAACGAAAAGAAAAGATATCCGACATTGATTTTTCCAACTCTCTATTAAAAAATGTTATTAGCGCTTTACTAATCGTAAAGTAACCTTAGTATATCACAACATTAAAATAAAATTTTACACGTAAATAGTAAAGTAAATCTTTACTTTAGGGTTAAGTACTTTGTATTTTGTAAAGTGGTTTAACTAATTGTTAGACCAGACTTACCATTTTTAACTTCTCCCCATGTAAGGGCTGGTAAGGCTGTTGATATTGCAGTGCCGTTAATCTTATAAGATTTGCCTGTAAGCAAGTTCATGTGTTCTGAAGATGTCCAAGCATCAGTAGCGTCTACCCAATTAAAGGTTTTGCTTGTAGCACCTGATAATGTAATACCGCCACCGTCTGCTGAGGCATCTGAAGTATTGCCATCTGCCAAAACAATGTTTTTATCATCTACTGTAAGGGTAGTTGAATTAATGGTTGTGGTTGTTCCATTTATTGTTAAATCCCCTGAAAGAGTAAGGCTTGTTCCAGAAATAGCACCTGTAAAGGTAGCGCCAGATAGGGTAGCGTATGAAGATAGGTCTGAAGTAGTAGCAAGGTTAGCATCTGTAACGGCAGTGTTAAACTCTGCAATAGTTCCACTAATAGTATTTGTTGATAAAGAGATTGTTTTATTTGTAACAGTGCTAGTGCTTGCTGCAGTAAATGTTATATCAGTTGTAAGTGCTACTGTTCCTGTAGAGTCAGGAAAGGTAATTGTACGATCAGCGGTTGGGTCTCCTGCTGAGAGGGTAAGTTCAAAGTCATTTGCTGTTGAACCTTCCATGGTAATTGTTGAACTAAATACGCCAATATTTGTAATGTCTGAAAGGTTACCAGTTGTAATAACGGTACCAGTTACGTCTGGAAAAGTGATTGTTCTATCGGCAGTTGGATCTGTTACAGATAAAGTTGTTTCATGATCATTTGCTGTACCTTCAAAAATAATGCCTGCTGGAGCAAGGATGTTTTTAGATGCATCAAGTTCTGCTACACCGTTAACTGCACTTTTTGCGCTATCTAATATATATGAGCCAAGACTAGTTCCTAAACTTGAAGAGTCTACAACATAATAAAGCGATCCCCAGGCAGTGTCTCCATCGCCAATTTTCATTTGACCTAGAGTGCTATTATAACCAATTTCTCCTTCTTCAAGAATTGGGTTTGCTGAGTTCCATTCGGAGGTAGTACCTCTACGAACTTGAATTCTAGTTGCCATTTATTAATCCTCCAACATTCATTATATCAGAATTGTTCATTTGGTCTACCGCCATCTGCTGAAGGTAATGCATTTGTAAAAGTAGTATTTGGAGCGCCACCACTAAGTTTTGCAAATAGTGTTGGATAGGTAACGCCATTACCGTCATACTCTGATTGAGCATCTATATAACTCGCTAAAGGGTTCCATTCATTATTTAAATAATAATAAATTCTTTCGGTGACGGTATATAAAAATAATTGACCATTAGACGCACTTGCTGGAAATGAACTTCCAACAGTTAGTGCTGCGGTGCTTTGTACAGTATTGTCAGGAAATGTGACTCCAGTGGCAACCTTAAGTCCTTGTTTTACAACAAAGTCTTTATTGGTTCTTGTGCTTTTTC